CATTTCTACCAAGTTCAGCTCCCATGATCCGTGATCCGGCGGCCAGTCTTTGTGTACCAGCACTATTTTCAGCTGTAGGTGTGTAAGTATTAATATCTTCTTGAGATGAGAATCTTATAAACATGTCATCTTGTGTAGTCTTGTCACCAATCGTTGTTTCAGTTCCAAAAAAAACTAAGTGACGGTCGGGTGTAGACACCAACATATCCCTAGACGCAGTTGGTGCACCAGATATAATCGTTGCTCTTGTTGCTGTTGCGTTAGCTAAATCTGCATCCCATTCAAAACATTCACCGTTAAATATTAACGCAACTAATGTGCTCCCTAAATTATCTAAAGCCCACATACCAGGCTCTGCAACTTTATCCGTGGTCGATGCTGCTTGACCCCAAGCTGAGTAAGAACTAAAATTAGTAACGGTTGCACCATCACTGTGAGTGGCATTAGTTGTTCCTCGAACGTTTCTTGTAATTCCCGTAAATGTAGTTGAGGTTAATCCTGTATAAGATATTTCTTCGTTATCTACTTGAATATAGTTTGTTCCGGTACTTGGAAATCCAGTAGTACTCGCTACTGTAATCGTGGTTCCTGATCCACCAGTACCATATGCATTAGCACTTAATGAGCCGTTTAGTGTAGTTGTTTGTGGATTTGTAACTGTTCCTCCAAATTGAGATATACCCCATCCAAAAACTCCAACCTGATCAGCTGGTCCTACGTGATAGTATTGATAATAAGTTATACCCCCAGAAGTACTAGCTCCAGCTCCACTTTCGTTACTATCCATTGTAATAGTAAGTGTAGTAGTTGTGGGTACACTTGTTATCATAAATTTTTTATCACAAAAATCCGATGATCCAAAATTAGAACCTGTAATAGCACTAAATGTAGATGCATCGCCAAATAATATAATGTCACCTGCTTTAAAATTATGTGCGGCAGGAAAAGTTATTGTAACAGCAGGATCACCATTACTCGTACTAAAACAATTTGTAAGAGCTGTGCCTGATGGATTAACTAAAGGATGTATGTCATAATACACACCCCCAGAATAAACATATAAAATCCTGTTAGTGCCTATAACAGCGTACTTAATACCTTCCTTATTAACCATGTGATGCAAACCTCTAGCCACACCAGTTAATTTACTATCTCCTAATTGAGACCAACCACCTATTTTTTCAGGTGTACCATATCTAAAACGTACGTTTTCTCCACCGACCCATTGAGACTCTGCTCCTGTAGATGTAACTTGTTTATTAAACCCCGGTAAAAATCCTAATTTTTGTAACATAAAAACCTTGTAATTTTGTAACTATTACCATAAAATATCAATTTATGAAAGAAATTGCAACAATACCGCTATTCGCAATCCCTTTAACAGTTTATGAGATTGAGCATATAAATCAAGAAAAAATAGAAGAAGTGTTAAAATCTGTAGAGTATGAACCCATAACTAAACATAGGCATAGCTCCGTAAGTAAAACTTTATATCTATTAAATGAAGAAAAAGAACTTCAAGGTTTAAAGGTAAAATTAGAAAGCGTGATCAATCATTATTCAGAAAACATCATAGGAAATAAGCCATGTGATTTTAAAACAACAACTTCATGGTCTACAAGAACAGATCCTGGACAAGGTTCAGATATACATAAACATTCTAATAATATTTTTTCAGCCGTTTACTATAATAAAACTTATAACAATATGGGTTCAATAAGATTTTATGACTACTTTAACAAATCAGGCTACGACATAGGAGAAAAAAACTATACTATTTTTAATTCTACCTCTTGGGATGTGAAACCTAAAGATAAATATTTAGTAATTTTTCCTGCTTATCTAAGACATTCTATAACCATAAATGAAAGTAATCAAACAAGATATTCAATAGCTTGTAATTTTCACCCTACTGGAAATTATGGAAATGGAGATAGTAAAATATCAAACCTTAGACTTTAAAAAATCAGGTAAACCTACAAACTCTCTACCATCAAATTTATTTTTTTCAGACCACTCAGATTCTGTGTCATTATAATGTAAAAAAACTTGTGTAGAAATTTCTCCTTGAAAAGCATCTCTCCAATGTTCTAAATCATAGCCTTTGTAAATTAACATGTCTCCTGGATTTAAATCTATCTTTATCCCAGGGTTTGCTCCTTCTTTTACTATCACTTCTGCTTCTGAAATATGAGTAACGTTATCTTCTCCGGTAGGATCAATATATATGGGCCATACATCTCCACCTAAATTCATCGTTGTTGATATTTCACAACTAGGTCTGTCTTTGTGTCTAGCTAATTTGTTTCCTTTTACATACACCCTAGCATAAGAGTATGTAGGTATTAATTTTAAACCTGTTTCTTTTTCCATTTTTTCTTGAACATTAAGCAATAATGTTTCCATTACAGTATCTGCATATTGTGCAAAAGAATTAGGAACTTGTGGGTCACTAAAAGTTCCAAAACTGGTGTTGTATGGTGATATGTATTTTTTTTCAAACATATGAGCAACTACTTTTTTCTTTAACAAAAAATAATCGTGACAGAATTTAGCTAATTCTGAACTGATTGCCTGTCTTATAATTTGATATTTATTTTTTTTAAAAGTCATATCTAAAAATTTAATGCTATTGAAATTCTTTCACCTTCATGTTGTAGTGGTTGTACCATATGTCTTAAATAAGATCTAAAAATAAGTAAACAGTTTTCATCCATACCATTTACATTCAATGTTTCTGCATTTATTCCAGACACCTCTAAATTTTTTAAAGGAAGCATATCAGTTAAAGGGTTTTCAAAAACTATGGTAGGAGAAGGTTTAGGTGTCTGTAATACAAATATAGCACTAAAGTAACTATTTGCATGATAATGATATTCTTGGTAATCTCCTTTTTTATATATATTAAACCAAGAATTACCGCACGTGTAAGTATAATTGGACTTTAATTCTTTTGCATAGATATTTACTTTATTGGTAATAACATCTATTAATTTTTTAAACTTGTCATTATTTTTTAATTCATAAGTTCCCAAAGTATTGTATGTATTACAACGCCAGTTATCTCCTCCTGACTTTATTTCTTGTTGAATTTTTTTACATTCATCTATCATTGGTTTTAAATCTTCCACAGGCAATAAAGAATGTGATGAAAATAAAGTATTTACAAATATAGTTTGTATATGGTCTTTAGACATAATTAAATACCATATTCAACCCATCCAGTTAAAATATATTTTTCTTGTTTAGGAGGTAAACCTTTATGTGCGTGAGTAAAGTTTGCCGGCCATAAAACTAATTTGCCTTGTTCAGGTTTTATTTTTAAATTTTGAGTTTCAAAATAAGTTTCACCATCATCGACGGTATTTAAATATAATATAAAAACTAAAATTCTATTTCTACTATCCATAGACATATTTTCACAATGAACATATGGATAACCCTGACCTGGTTTTGTTTTTTGTATTTTTATATCAAGTATTTTATGACTCGTTAATTCTTTTAAAATAGGGTATTGAGCTAAATATTCAGGATAACATTTTTTCCAAAACATTTCTAAAAAAGCTTGTTCCCAGTATTTTAAAGAGACTGATTCATCTTGTACTTTTTCATTATCTCTTAAATACTTTAGTTGGTCTTTTTTAAAAAATTGTATATGTTCTTTACAAAACTCTTCGGTAAAACAATTTTCAAAAATAGCTATGTGGTCAATAATTTTCATTTAAAAAATATCTGTAAAGTAATTCTTTCTTCTGGAGCATTATAATTAACAACACTTGTACCATGTCTAATATTGTTAGTGTTAATTATTAATTTATTAAATTCTGGTTTTTCTGTATTAAGTTTATCATTTTCTAACCATAAATATAAACCTCCCCAATCTACATCCCAATATTTATTTAAATATAAAGTGCATCCGTGAGTATAGTTATTATCATTATGGAAAGGTATTTGACTTCCTTTTGTCCAAACATAAAAGTGACCTACTATGTCTTTATCTTTAAAAAAACTATTTAATTCTATAAATTTATTTTTTATATACTCTAAATGAATATTTTTTAATTCATAAGCTAGCACTAAAGAAGAACCTTTAACAATATTTTCTCCCCAATTAATGTTAGATTTCCAAATAGGTTTATATTCTTGAGATTCTTTTACAATACTTTCTAGTAGTTTATCTAAAAAAGATACCTCTAAAAAATTATGTTTAATAGTTATACCCATGGCTCTCCTAAGTTCCATATTACTACAGAGTTTCTAATACCTCTTGTAACAGGTTTAACTCTGTGCCAAACAAAACTTGGAAATACAACAATAGACCCTTGCTCTCTTATTTCTGGAGAAGTTACAAATTTTGGTCCTTCTTTAGGATCGTATTGTCTAGTATCAAATTCTAAATCACCACCTTCGTAATCTTCTGGTTTAGATAAAGTGCATGTTACAGAAAGTTTTCTTATCTTGCCTGCTAGATTGGATCCCTTGTCTTTATCATAAGGTTTATCCCAAGAATCACAATGCCAATCATAGTATTGACCTTCTTTATATTTTGTAAATTGACAAGACTCGGACCAATCCCATTGAAAATTCCAACCAGAATTTTTATTAGCTGCATGTATAAAAGGTTGTATTTCCCTATAAACCCATTTTTCATTTAACCAAACAACATTAGAATCTCTTTTTTCTTTTAAATTTTTTAATTCTTTATCATTTAATTTTTTACCGTTATCACCTTTTATTTGAAAGCCTCCAGTAAGAGCTATCTCATCTGTTTTTTCATTACCGTATTTTATTAAATCTTCACAAAAAGATTTAGGTAATGCGGCTTTAAAATACCAATAGTAATATTGTAAGTTCATTCTGTCTCTTTTTATTATAAGAGAACGTCAGATTAATGTCAATGAATTAA